TGTTGATCGCGTATTCCGGGGTCCAGAAATCCACCATCACAGGCTCCGCACCGCGAGCTGCATGGAGACGAGCCGGCGCGCGCCAACGGCCTGCACCTTGACGGCATTGGCACCACCGATGATCCGCACCGTCCGCACCGCGCAGCCCGTGCCGGTGTAGACCGGCATGTCAAACTCGGCCGCACCGTGCCCCAGGTCGTTGAGGAGGAAGGCGACGAAGGTCTGATACTGCGCGGCGCTCATCAGGATGCTGTAGGGCATCACCGCGATGCGGTCGGCGAACTGCCGCCGGGCGCGCGTGTTGCCCCCCTGCATGTCGGTTTCCAGCAGCTCGCCGGCAAGGCTTTCGATGCCCCAGCCAGAGAGCTGCGGCTTGCTCGGCACACCTGCCGGCCACACGGGATTTGCCATCAGCGCCCCCGCATCGGATTGAGGCCGTAGCGGCCACGTATGAGCTGGTCGATCTGGCCGCCCTTGGCGATGCTCTGCGCCACGGCAGCCTCGATCATGACGTCGAGGCGCGGCCCGCCCGGCCCCATGCTCTCGCGCGTCGTGACCTCGGCCCCGGCATTGTTGATGATGTTGACCTGCAAGCCCCCACCACGCGGCTGCACCGGCGTCGGGATGTGCGGCATGCCCACGAACCCGCCGTCGGCAAAGCCGCGGATAGCGCCACGCCGCAGCGCCTCAAGGTTGCCGACGCCGAGGCGCGCCACCGCCGCCTTGTCGAAGACATACTCGCCCCTGTGGACGATGCCGGCCGGCTCGTATTTACCGCCTGCCCCGGTATATCCGCCGCCGGCAAAGCCCTTGAAGAGCGCTCCGATGAGACCGCCGACCTGCCCACCCGAACCGGAGAGGCCGAGGAGACTGGCGAGCGGCCCCTGCCCCAGCAGCGCCGCTTGCAGAGCCGCGTCGGCAAGGCGCTTCACGAGGTTCATGAGCGCCTTTTCAGCGTTCTCGCCACCGGACACGATGTCCGAGAAGAAGCTGGAAAGCTCCTGCCCAACGAACTGCTGAAGGTCCGCGAAATCCTGCTGCGCCCTCTGCGCCTCCTCAAGCGCCGCCTGCGCTTCGCCGTAGGCCGTGGCGAGCTGCTCAATCTTCGCCCGATACTCATCCGTCAGGGGCAGGCCAGCTCGCTTCGCCGCCAGCTCAAGCTCGAGCTCCTTCCGGTACCGCTCCCGCGCGGCAGTCGTCAGGCCGATGCTCTGGCGCTCCCGCTCCAGCATGGCGATCTGCTCCTGCGTCCGACGCAGATCGTCGCCGAAGCGATCGCCCGCCGACCGGCCCCCGCCCCCCTTCGCGCCTGGCACCCTGTAGTCGGCGAGCGATACGGGGCTGACGGCCGACTTGGCCGCGCCGGGTTGATAACCGGCCATCGATCCGGCCCGCGCCTGCTCCTCTACCGTCTTCCACACCTCGGCGACACGCTCGGCCTGGTCCAGCGCGTCGTTCAGCGGCACGAAACCTGCAGCGCGTTTTCCTGCGGCGGAGAAGTCAGCGCCCGCCAGTTCCCCGAGGCGGCGCCAGAACGGGTGACTGCCGAGCGAGGTGAACCACCCCTGCAGGTTCGCCAGCCCGCTGGCGGCTGCGTCGATATACTCCGTCAGCCGCTCGATCGCTGACGCGACGGCATTGATGTTCTCCGCGGCGCGCTGCGACGCGCCCACACTCTTATCCAGCTCGCCGATGAAGACGACGAAGGCATTCGCGGCACGCTCCGCCGCCTGCGCCACGGTGCCCTGCGCCTTGGCCGCCGACTGCTCCAGCAACGGCATTCCGGCGAGGAAGGCACGGAAGAACGCTTCCGAAGAGACCTTCCCGTCGTTCACCAGCGTCTTCAGCGTAGCGACAGAGCCGCCCGCCTCCTTCAAGCCTGCCGCGACAGCCTGAAGGATCGGCCGCGCCCCCTCGTTCACCGAGTTGAATTCCTCGGCCCGCACGACACCGGAGCCGAGAGCCTGACTGAGCTGGAGCAGCGCCCCGGCCGCCTCTTGGCTGCTGGAGCCGGCGACGCGCAGGGCGAGGGAGACGCCGTCCGTAAAGCGCAGCAAGTCGTCGGAAGACGCGCGCAGCTCCTTCTGCGCCTGCGCCGCGCGGGAATAGAGGGTCGTCAGCGGGGCAAGGGCCGTGCCGTTGCGTTGCGCGATCTGGTAGAGGCTGGCGAAGGTCCGCTCCAGCGCAGCCCCCTCCAGCCCCGCCACCTTCAGGGCGTTCTGGAGGTTGACGTACTCGGCGGCCGCCGAGGTGATCGCGCGCGTCGCCTCAACGGAGCCAATGCCGAGGCCGACAAATCCGAGCCCCCGCGCCAGGCCGGAGCGGAAGCTGCGGCCTATATCGCCGAGGCTCGCCTCGATCCGCGTCCTCGACTTCCTCGCATCGGCCTCGATCCCCCTCAGGGCCCTATCGGCGGTCGTGCGCGCCTTGTTCAGCTCGCGCTCGAACTTGCGAACGCTGGCCTCCAAGGTTACGGTCAGGCGCTCCAGATCAGTAGCCATTCATCTGACCCATTTCAAAGGTGGAGGGAGAATTGCGGGGCATTGTTGTTGTACTTGCTTCGTTACTCATCGCCGGCTGCTTACCGACCAAAGAAATTGAGCTCCGGTCCAGCTTCGACCCCAAGGAAGCGGCCTATGCACAGACACCCGGCACCGCACGCATCGTCGGGCAGGCTTTCATCCGTCAGGAAGGAGGGGGCGTCGTGACAGCGGCAGGCGAGCCTGTCTTGCTGCTGCCAGCCGTGCCGCAGGTCGAGGAAATGGTCGCGAAGACCACCGATGCCCGGGGGCCATACGCCCCAGAACTCGACATCAAGAACCTCGACCCGCGGCTGAAGGACTACACGAAGAAGACAATAGCCGACGCGACAGGCAACTTCACCTTCGACAAGCTGTCAGCCGGCGACTATTACATCGTCACACGTGTCGTCTGGACTGTCCCTGGCCGGTACGGCGGCCGTCAAGGCGGCGAGCTGGTACAGCGCGTCACGCTCAAGCCTGGCGAGGAGCAGCGGGTGATCATGAGCCGCTAGCCCCGCGCCAGCCAGTCGGCGTGCTTCTCGATGAGTGCGTCGTACTCCTCGCCAGTCATGGCAGGCGGCTCATCGTCGCCGCCATGCGCCTTGTTCCACCCATCGACCGCCGACGCGAATTGCCAGAGCGACATCGCATCGACCTCGATGGGCGTGAAGCCTAGGACGGCTCCGCTGCCGTAGAGGGCGCCGACGGGGAGCCGTCCGTCTCCTCGGTCGCCGGCGCCCCGTCTTTTCCCGAGGCGATATCCTCGGGGCCGACCAGCGCGGCAGTCAGCACCTGCAGCGCCGGCCCCACATTCTCCAGCAGCGGCCGCTCGTCCACGTACCGCTTCACCATCACCAACGCTTCCGCAGGCTTCATGCCGCCGCCGATGAGCCCAAGGCGCAGCACCTCGCGCAGGTCATCGACGCGCCATGTGCGGTCGAGCAGGCGCTGGAAAATCTCGGCCGGCCCCGCGTTGCACTTCTCCTGCAGCTCGCGGAGCTGGCCAATCGCGAGGCGAAAGCGATGCTCGCCGTCGCCCCACGCCATGGTGATGGAACCGTCAATGCTCACGATTCGTCGACCCAGGTAATCTCGCCGTCGCTCTGCAGCTCGACCTCGACAGAGATCTTGCCGTCGTCCTCCGACGCGCCGAGATTGAACGTGGTGAGGATGAACCGGCCCTCATAGTGGCCGCCGCCGTCAGCGGCCGGCACGTCCAGCTTCAGCCGGCAGTTGCGGGCCTCGCCGGTCATGAACCAATCGCGCCACACATCATGCGCGTCCAGAGCCAGCACGCCGGATCCGGAGATGCTGCCGCTCAGGGCGCGGGCAACACGCTCCGTCCACGACGGCAGGGAGGGGTTATCGCAATCCGGCACCGTGGTGTCGGAGGTTTCGGCACTGAAATTGATGCCTCGCGTGGTCAGGCCGCACGGAGCCGAGAACACCTCGGGGCTGCTGCCGTCGCCAACCTGGATCAGCATCTTGTACCATGCTGCGGTTTTCGGTTTTGCCATCGTGGCCTCCTAGAAAAATGGCCCGCTCAAGGCGGGCCTCCGTTCCGGGCAGTTGCAGCGCTCAGGCATCGATCTGCGCGCGGAAATTCACGACCCCGTGGGTCGTCAGCCCATCGGGGTCAGCCAGAAAGCGCGTGTCGCGGTGGATGAGCGACACGAGCCCATAATCCGTCAGGTCAAACTCCTGCCGGTGCAGCGCCCTGGCGACAGCCGTCGCGATGGCCGACGCCTCAACACGGCCCACCGCACGGGACCAGACGTGCACGTCGAAATACACCTCGACGGCCTCGATGCACTCGGCATCGTCACGCACGACCTGCCACCCGGCCACGTTGACGTAGGGGAACACAGCATCAGGCGGCACGCGGTCAAAAACGCGGCCAGCAACGGCCGGCACGCCCACCTTGAGCGCGGCGACGACCGCGCCCTGCAGAGCAAGGTCAGCGCTCATTTGCCCCCCCGGCAACGCTCTTCACCGCCTTTGTCGTCGCGCGCGCAATGCGGCTCTTAACCCGGCGCCGCAGAGCCCGGTACGCAGGGTAAAAGAAGGGGCGCGGCTCTGAACCAGGATGATTGACCTGCGGAACACGAGTGCCGTTGAAGTACAGCAGGCCGCTCGGGTTCTTCGCCTTGATCGTGTGGGGCGCCGTGCCGAATTCGACGAAGCGCGCGTACCAGGCCTTGTCGTCACCAGCCACGATATGCACCGTCAGGTCAGGGTCGCCCTTCCCGCCCGACGCCATGCCGCGCACATTCGCATTCTCCGGCGTGTAGGTGCCCTTCACCTTACGGATCGATCGCTTCAGATCGCCGCTATCCTCCGGTACGAGGCGCTTCTGCATGGCGACGATCTCGTCTGCGCCCTTGTCGAGCGCGCCTGCGATTTCCTTGCGCACCGCGTCCGGGATCGCCGCCAGCTTCGCCAGCAACCGCTCCCGGTTCCTCATCCTTGCCCGCGCCATGACCACTCTCCACGAGCTCGACGGCACCAACCTGCATGGCCGCCATGTAATGAGCCTCCGGGATGAGGAGGACGTGACCGGCCTTGTAGGCGATATCGACGCCGACCGACACGCGGTAGTCGAAATCCCGCGTGAACCTCACTCTCTTCGCCATCTCGGCCTCAAACCGCGACACCGCTCTCGACGAGCAGATAGACCCACTGCCGGTCGCTGATCTGGTCGATTTCGCGGATGTTGTAGGCCGTCCCGCGGCGGGCATCGACCATGCGCCAGCTTTGCTGGATGCCCCTGGCGGCAGCGCATTGGCGAATGCGCACCTTGAAAATCGACCGGCCCTGCAGGCGGGCCGCCTCCACACTCTCGCCGCCGCGCGCATAGATGAATTGCGCCCGGCAGATGAACTCCTCCGTCCAGCCGTGCGTCGTGTTGCCGTAGCCATCGTCAAACGGCGCAGGACTCTCAAATCGTACCTTCTCGTTCAGGAACGATGGAGCAACCGCAGCCATGACGTATCACCTCACGACTGGATCAGCGAGCCGGTAGAGCAGCATTTCCGCTCGATACGGGATGCCGCCAGGCCGCCCCTGCATTTCGGCATTGCCCTCGTAGAGGTGCCTTGTCGTGAGGATTGTGGCGACCACCACCGACTGCGGGATGGTCGCGTCAGGGTTCAGGCTGCCACTCTCGTCCAGACCGATTACCTCAGCGGCTCGCGTGTCCAGGTATGCGATGACCGCCTCGCTGGCAGCCTCGATAAGCTGCTCCAGCAGGTCATCATCGTCATCATGGTCGATGACAGGCTGCGCCCGCTTGACCTCCTCAAGAGTGCAAAGCGCGACCATCACAGCACCTTTTTGGCTTCCACATCGCGGCCGTCACGGCCCTTCTTGACCGCGAGGCGCCAATCCGGCGAACCATCCGGGCGGCCTTCCGGGGCATCCTTCTGGGCGATCCAGAGCGATCCGCCATAGCTGACGGCATCACCCTTGAGATATGCAGCGTCCGGCTTGTAGACGCCGCGGTCGATGATGCAGGGCAGTCGCACAGACTTGACCACATCACCGCGGCTGAACGTGGCAACGGGCCGGCCAGCGTCGTCGAAGTCAAACGACATATCCTCGAAGCCGAGGCCATCCGCGCCATCGCGCCCCGGCGCCCCATCCTTGCCGACCACGGGGCCGAGCATCTTCGTCTCGCCGTTCGTCAGCGTGATGACGAGGTTGCCATCGCGATCGATAACCGCCCCGGCCATCCCAACGCCATCGGCGCCCTTCTCACCCTGCGGGCCCATGGGGCCGGGTTCACCACGCGGTCCGGGCTCGCCGTCCTTAGGACGCGGCAGCAGCGCGACGGCCTCGTCCAGAGCCGCCTTGACCAGCGCAGGGATATCGGGCAGCTCCTGCGGCTCCTGCGAGGCGGCAATGGCGGCCCGCATCTCATCCAGCTCGGCCTTGATGCGCTCATGGACCAGAGACGCCACCTCCTCCGGATCGGCGTCCTTGCCGTCACGACCCGGCGCGCCGTCGCGCGGAGTCGGCAGCGCGTCAAGGCGCTTCTCCAACTCCGCAAGACGCCCCATGATCGCCCTGGTCTCGGCGATGAGCGGCGCCGTGGCATCCTCGGCGGCCTGCTTGATCAGGCCGGCTATTCCATCAGTGAATTTGTCCAGATCGAGCACCGCGCGATCCTCTCAGCTTCGACGCCACCATCCAGAGCGCCTTTTCGGTCTCGTCCGGCTCCGGGGCCGGCTCAGGGACAGCCGCCGGCGGCGGATTGTTGGCCTGCTCGATGAGCAGCTTGTCACGCGCCGCGATGGCCTCGATGGAGTGATCCTGCTGCTGCAGGTAGACGGTGCCGCCGCCAGTGATCCTCGGCGCATCCAGCTTCGCCCGCCGCTCGTCGAGCGTGAGCACTGACTTGGCCTTCTCGATCACCTCCATCTGGGTGAGGCTGTCGAGCCTCCACAGGCTGTCGGTGTCAAACTCGACACCGATCGTCACGCCGTCGAAACCGAGCCCATCATCGAGACACGCCTCGGCGTCCTCCATCAGCGAATGCAGCGCGTCGATGAAGTACCGGATATTGCTCGTCTGCACCGTCTCGCCGGAGGGGATCGGCGCGAGGCCGAGCTTCGACAGAGGGATGCCATAGGAGGTGACGATGGTCTCCGATGTCCACCGAAGCTGCTCAACCAACTGGCTATCCGAGGCGGCAATCGCCATCCGCTCGAACTTCAGCCCGTCACCAACCACGGCAATGTTGCCCGCGTTCGAGCCGGAATAGTTATCCCTCCACGCCTCCTTTAGGCGCTGCGCCGTCGCATCGCTGATCTTGCCCGGCGCGGTGAGCACGCCGCTCGGCAGCGACTGGTTCGCGAAAAAATTCGCCGCGTTCTGGCTGATCTTCTGCGCCTGCGTAGCGCTAAGCGCGGTAGCCCAGACTGGGCTCAGCCCCACGAGCGGGTGGAAAAGACAATTCCAGCGATCATGGATGATCTCAGTCGCCGGCACCGTAACATCGCTC